TTGTTAATAAATTTATTATTTTTCATATACTTAAAATATAAATAATTCTCTAAATGATTTATTGTTATAAATGATTTAGAATTTTAATATATTTTTATAAATATAAAACAATGAAATTATTATGAAAATATAATTTTATTTATTCTTCGAAGAATATATTACTTTATAATTATTTCAATAAATGATTTAAATAATTGAAAAATAATAATTTATTTATCGAAAATATTAATTAAATAATAATTAAATAAAATAATTATATAAATCATTTAAAAAGTTTTAAATCATTTAATAAAAATTTGAAAATATCAATTATAAATTAGATTTTTTTCTGTTTTGACATTGCTCCATAAATGTCTTTCCAAGAAGTAATCCAAAAATTTGTTTCCAAAAACCAATATTCTCAAATCAAATCTGATATGGTTGAAGAATCATCGATTATTTTTTCTGCTTCCGAATTTGAGATTTTTCACAGTGGATTGGTGAAAAAATTAGGATTATTAACAGAGTCACAATGGGATCCAGATTTTCCATACATTTCTGTGTTTACAAACAAAAAGAAAGACATCTCTTATATTCAAGATTCATCAGGATCTGATTGGTTAAAAGTTTCTTTTATTGGAAAAAAACTTTTACAATCGCATTTTTTGATCAAAAAAACAGACTTTGAGCATGCCGAGAAATTCTACAAAGAATTAAATTTGGAAAATCTAAAATTTATCGTTTGGAATATTTTGGATGGATCCATCCGTTCGTATTCTTTTTCTTATGATTTCCATTTGTATTGGATCATAATGAAACATTTACCTCTACCAGATATCGCTCGAATCATATCAAAGCTTGGATATGTGGAATCCAAACATGTGAAAGTTCGAGTGATAGTTGAACAGGTTCATAGTTGGCGATATCAGCAAGAATTGGAAATAGCAGATTCTGTGCCAACCAAAAACGTACCTGAAAAAGTTTTCAAAGACTTTCAAAACTTTGTTGCGAAAATTACTTTTTTTTACAATGGATATTCCATCTTTAATTCAAACCTATTTCATTTTTGTATAAGAAGACCTTCCATTTCTTCGATCATAGCATTTGATTCACAATTTGCCATGTTGAAATCAAATGACTCTAAATAAACACACTTGAATTTTTTGTTGCATCTCTTTATTTTTTACAGTTAAGAATCTTCAAAAACTTCTTCCACCTTAGAAGTTTCACTTGGAGGTTTTTGTTTTCTTGAAAATGGTCCTTGTTCACCTTTCTTGTTTGGTTTTCCGATTTTTCCCACTTTGACAACCATTAATATTAAATAATAATAATATCAAATAATAATAATAATATTAATAATAATAATGTTAATAATGAAAAAAAATCGATAATTGATAGATTTAAAGATTGGATAAAAAAGGATTATGAATATATTTATGAATCATTTATTATTTATGATTTTGAAAAAGAATTGCAAGTGGTAACTTCTGTTTATGATACAAATTTCGAATATAAAGTTGGAAATTGGGTAGAAGTTGAAGAATTTGATCCTAATCCAAAAAAATATATTCCCTTTAAGAATTCATTTTTTTGGAACTGAATCAGAAGCAATTGAATTTGGTTTGGGAGGAGCATTTTCTATTTTATCAAAAAATATAATTGGATCTGAAAAATTATTATCATTTTGCTTGTAGAATATTAATAAATCATTTAATTTTATTATAAATCATTTATTTTCATTTTAAATATATTATTGAATAATTATTTTAAAAATATTAATTTTCGAAAAATTTTTGTTTAATAAATATTTTAATAAATCATTTATAAAATTTTCATAAATGATTTATATTAAAATTTTAATATAAAATTAATAAAAATGAAAGTTTTATTGAATAATATTCTATAATAATTTTGTCCAAATGCTACATTTGAGAATAAATCATTTATATAAAATAAATCATTTATAAATAATGATAAATAATAAAAATATTTTAAAATTTTATTTTTGAAATTAATATTTACAAATTTAAATTTTTTTCATAAATAATCGTAAATTAATAAATTTATAATTATAACAAAAATAAATAAATCATTTAGATAATTATTTAAATGATTTATTTTTAAATGGAAGAAAATTATTATAATAAATTATTATCTTGAAAAATGAAGCACGAATATTTATGATTTATAATTATAAATGATTTAGTAAAAATAAATGATATTTATAATTTATTTCTTAAAAGTAAATGATGGTTATAAAAATTCACGCTTTATTTGTCTAAGAAATAAATCTCACCTTTAAATGCAATTTATATTTAAATATTAATTTATTTAAATATTAATAAATTATTTAAAGACAATAAATGATTTAATAAATAAATTCAGAATAAATTTGATAAATAAAATTTATTATTATTTTCGAATGCCCAATAAAGTTGATTGTTTTATTGAATATTATGGATGTGAGAATCCTTTTTCAGTTAATAAGGAATGTACTGGAAAAGATATTAAAAAATATTTAAGCAAATATCATGAAATTGAAGAAAAATATTTCAAAATATTTTTGGATAATATAGAAATTATTGATGAAAAATCAGTTGTAGAACAAGGATTAAAATATGGAAATATTATGAAAGTTGAATTAAATTGTGAATTATCAGAATCAATGCCATTGTATCTGAAATTATATTTAATTACAAAAAAAGGATTAGAATTATCAAAAATGAATAATAAATCATATCATTTTTAAATGATTTATATATTTAATAAATGATTTACATAAAATATATCTCATTTTTTTTAACATAATGACTGATAAAGTTAATTGCTTTCTTGAAATTAATGGATTGAAAAATTCATTTTGGGTTGATTCAAAATGTACACCAAATAGAATAAAAAGATGTTTAAATGAATATCAAGGAATGATTCCACAATATACAAAATTATATTTGAATGAAAATGAATTAACTATTGAAAAACCAATTGTTGAACAAGGATTGAAATCTGGAGATATAATCAATGTTAAAACAGATGAAAATATTCAATCTATTAATAATTTAATAAATCCATCTAAAAAAATAGTTGAAAAAATATTTTCAGAAAAAGAATGCATTGTATGTTTAAAAGAATTATCTGGAGTTGTTCCAATATATGTTCCATGTGGTCACAGAAATACTTGCTACGATTGTTATCAAAAATATTTTAAATGTTCAATTTGTTATTCGAAATAAATAAGTTTATAATTATTTTTATTTATTATTGCATAATATAAATACAGAAATTGGTTTTGTTGAAATTCTTGGTTCTATTATTCCAGATTCTTCAAAATATGAAATAAAATCTAGATATAAATCAGATAAATAATGTGAATGAATTCCATATGTTCCATTTGTAATATTTCTATGAGAAATAACATAAAGTGATTTTAATTCTTCTGGTAAAACTTTCACATGAAAAGCTTTCGTTTTATATCCATTACATAATTTTTTACAACCTTTTTCATTATCATTACAACCCTTACAAGGGACATCTAATACAATTGTTTGGAAAGAAGCTGATTCTTCTTCTTTTTTATAAATTTCATTATATATTCTACATATTTCGTTAATTAAAAATGCTCTTGTAAATCCCTTTTCCGAATTTGGAAATATTGTAAATATACAAGGATTTTTCAATGGAAAACTTATTTTTATTTTCAATGGTTGATTTGTTTTTATAATAATTTCTCCAGGTAAATAAATATCATTTAATAATTCTTTATATGAAATAATTTCTATTTTTTTATTTCCGGAAATTGATAAATTAATTATTTTTTCATTTATAAATGAATTTTTATCATTTAATAAATTATTATTATTATTATGAGAAAAAATCGACATTTTATAATCATAAAATTATCCAATTTTTGTTTTTTAAAACTAAATCATTTATAAAATTTTTATTAAATCATTTAAAAATAATATTTAAATCATTTATCATTTTCTCTAATTTCATTTATCTCTTTTGTTTCATTTATCTCATTTGTTTCAGTTATTTCATTTATTTCATTTGTTTCAGTTATTTCATTTTCAATTGGTTTTATTTTTTCTTTTGGAAATTTTGCAATATTATTTTTTGATAATACTGCTCTTAAATGAAGATGTTCTTGATCTAATTCTACTAAACCTATTCCTCTTTTTCCAATCAGATTTTCATCTTCTGTATTTGACATTAATTTTGGTAAATCATCTATTCCTAAAGCTTTATTTGTTGCTTTATTTATTATTGTAAATACTGTTATTTCTGGAGATGAATTTAATATTGATTTTTGTAAAGTGAATTTTTGTTGTGGTAAAACATTTTTTAAATCTAAATTTTTTGTTGATAATAAATTTGAATCTGATCTAAGTGTTAATACATAATTCATATTTTCAATATTTTGTATATAATATTCACCATTTTCTGGTATATCAAATCCAGATAATAAATTAAATGACCATTGTTGAGATGTTGGAACATCTAATGGATGTAATTCTTTTATACTTATATCACCATATGGAGATAATTCTAATGCAGTTTGCTTCTCAAATCCAATTATCCATTTATTGAAGTTACTTGATTCTATTTGTTTTTCATTTATTGATACGAATGGTTGTAATGATGTTTCTATTTCTTTTAAATATTTTGAATCTTTTGTTTTGGATTGTAATACAGCACATATTGAAATAATAACTACAACTAATATTAAAACTAATATTAATACTACAATTCCAATTACAACACTTTTCTTATTTTTAACAAAAAAATTTTCATTAACATCATTTGAATTAACATCATTTGAATTAATATCATTTGAATTTTGTAAAACTTCCATTAAAATATATTATATTTTTTTGATTTGTAAAATAAAAATATCTTAATTTAGTTATTAATCTTTTAAATAAAATTTTATTTTTTAAATGTAATAATTAAATTTACAATAAATAATAATTAACGATAAATTGGTAATATTTCAATTGGATTATCTGTTAAAATAATGTCAATATTATAATTTAAAATATCATTTTTTTGATTTTTATCATTTGTTGATTCACCATAAATAATTAATTTACCACCACATAATTTAAATTTCTTAAACATATCTCTGTAAATTCTCCATCTTGATGCCTTTTTCATTTCTAAACCAATAATGTCTTGTTTACAAATTGTATTATAATCTAATAAACCAAATATATATGAAAGGACTAATTTTGTCATAAATGATTGATCAGCTGAAAATAACCATTTACGATTTTTATATTTTTTTAGTTTCATATTTACAATACATGAAATACCACCTAAAATTGATCTATTAGATAATTGATTATCTTCTACAAATTTTACTACTTTATCTACAATATCATATTCTTTAATATCAAAAAAATAAATTAAATCATTTCTATGACCAAATTCATTAAAAAAATCATTTAATGAAGGTATTTTTATTCCTTTATTACGAAATGGATATGTTTTTCCATTTAAAGTAAATTTATATCCAGCATCTAAATTTTTTATAGTATTGAAATTAGTTAATTTATTAAAACCAAATCCATCTGTAGAAATATTTAAAAAAGCATCATGTAATAAAATTAACTCACCATCTTTTGTTGATCTAACATCAAATTCAATAAATTTCATATTTAAATCATTTATACAAAATCGAAAACTTTCCATTGTATTTCTAGGTAAAAGATAATAACATCCAGAATGTGAGCCAACAATAGGCAATTTAATATTATATAATAAATGTTTATCCCTAAATTCCATTATTTTATTATTTTTTATTGAATTTATTCAAATTATTAAAATAAATTTAAATGAAAAATATTATTATTAAATGAAATAAATGTTTCTATTATTAAAATTAAGAAAAAAAAAGATATTTTATTTTCTAAAAAAATAAAAAAAATTCATTTAACAAAAAAATAATGGATAAAAAACGTAAATTAAAAGATAAAGAATTTATTAATGATTATAATATCGATGAACCTATTATAATTAAAAAAAGGGATAATTTACATAAAAACAATTTAATAGAAACAAAAAAGTTTGATCAAATCATCGATTTAACTAATCAAAATGATAATCTAATAAAAAAAAGAAAATCATTTAAAAATGATAAAAATGATAATAATAGCGAGTCTATTTTATTTGAATATATTTTACCTAATGAAATATGGAAAGAAATTCTTGAATATATATTTGTTAAATATACAATTCAAGGTGTTACAAATCAAGATAATTATTTATTACTTGAATCAATAACTAAAAAATTTATATTTGAAGAATGGAAAAAAATGAGATTAATATCAAAAGGATGTTATAAAGTATGTAATATAATTAAATCTTATAAATTTAATTTCGATACAAAAGAATTAACAACACAATTTCCATTTGGATTTCCCCAAAATCAACTTTTAAAATGGAGTTATACGATAGAAAATCCATTAGATGATAAAATTAAATTTGATAAATGGGTTGAAAATGTAGAATATTTAAAAATATATCTTAAAGCACCAACATTTATGATTAGTGAATATTTAAGAAATTTTATAAATATCAAATATTTACATATTACTTTTCAATCAACTAGATCAATTCATGAAATGAATTGGAGTGATTTAAGATATTTTAAAAATTTAAAGAAATTAAGTATAAAATCTGAATTAATTCAAAGTAAAGTACCAGTAGGATACATGGACTTATCTGAAACAAAAATTGAAGAAATAGATATAAAAAGCTCAGTTTTTTATTCAAAATTTTATATAAATTTACCGGAAACTTTAAAAATATGGAAATCAAACCAAATATTACATATTAATGGAAAAGTACCAAAATTAATAGAATGTATAATAAGACAAAATATGAAAATATGTTCTATTTCATATGGAACCCCGAATTTATTTCTTGAATCCAAATGTTTAAAAACATTTTCAATTGATATCGATTATTTATATAATCCATTTTTCTCACAAGATTCATTGAAATCATTAATAAACTTGGAAACTTTGATAATTTATATAAAATCAAAAATTGAACATGAATCAAGAATAAAATTATTAATGTCAACATTGAAGAAATTAAAAAATTTAATTATAATCTATGCACCCACAAAAAGTTTATTAAATTTAGATATATTTTCAGCTAATAACATTGAAACTATTCAAATTATCGGAGCTTCTTCATCAAAAATAAAAATAGAACCATCTAACTTTCCAAAAGTTACAAATGTTATTATTAGAAAATCAAAATCAAATTCTCCAGTTTTAGATGAACAAATATCTTTACCAATAGAATGTTTTCAATCCAGTTTATCTTTATCAGTTTCTTCGTCAATAGGGAATCGTAGACTGCCAAAATTACCAAATATTTGTTTTATAGAACAACCAAATTTTTGGTTAAAAATATCGGGAACTAATTATTAATGAATATATTTTTTTATTTAAAATTAGTGGAATTTACAAATTGCATATGTCTTTTATTATTTTTTTCTCTTTTTATTTTATCCTCCGTTTTATGAATAAATTTATGAACACTTACACGATGTTCAATCATTTCCCTTTTTACTTCAAATTTTTTATCGCATTCTGGACAAATATATTCAGCTGGATGCATTATTCTATTATGTTCTTTTCCTTCGATTATTGAATCGAAAACAGCTTTACATCCTCTACTTTTTGCAAACAAACATGGAAAAGGTCCAGTTTTGTTTTTCTTTGATGTTTTAATTGTTACTTCACATTCGGATTTTATTTTTAAAGGTATAGATCTAATTTCAATAGCCTTTCTTTTTCTAGATTCAACATCTTCATCATCATCACTATCAAGTCCAATATCATTATTATTATTATTAATTAATTCTGGAATTTGAGAATTTGATTTTTTTGATTTATTTTCAAAAGTTTTTCTCTTTTTTAATTCGTTATTGTCATTATCAATATCTAATTTTAAATCGTTTTTATGATTTGAATCTTTTAATTCCATAGTTTTTTTGAATTGATTTAAAAAGGATTAAATTTTTAAATGATTTAAAAAATTTTGTTTATTCTATTTTTGATATTATATGATAATTTCAGAAAAGTAAAAGTTGGATAAAAGTAATGGCAATTAATAGAAAAACTCTTGTTACTTTTTAAAACATTTATTTATGGAAACAATAAATAATAAAAATGGTTGTAATACAAAAATTTCTTCTGGAAATAATGTTGAAATTCCATCTCAAAATGAAATTTTTAGTGCAAAAGAATTGGCAGCAAGAATTTTAAAAATGGAATTAGAAAAACAAAAGTTAAAAAATGAAAAAAAAGACAGATTAAATAAAATGAAAGAAGATAAAAAAGATTTATCAGAAGTTTTTCAAGTAATTGGAAGTACTAGACCAATTAAAAATGAGGAAGGACAATGGACAGTAAAGAATGTACCAAATCAATGGTATAAAAAGAAAGGATTAAAGTTGATTTATCAAGCTATTGAAAATATTTTGGGAGCAGAAGCAAAAGAAACTTTTATTGAAACAGTCAAAGAAAGAAAAAGAAAATTATATGAAGAAATTCCGGAAGAAACAACGATATCTATAAAATCAATAAAAGATAAAGAAGTAATAAAAACGAAAAAGCCAAAAAAGGAAAAAGACTATACAAAAGCAAAACAAGCTCAATATAATCGAATTATAAATAAATTGAAAAAAAAGACATAAAAAAATATTTTACTTTTTTTGAAAAATTGATTTAATTATTGATGTAATAAATAAAAGATTTAAATGTAAACGTAAAATATAATTAGTTTATTAAATAAGATTTTGAATAAATGATTTATGAAATTTCATTTCGATTTTTATTATTTAAATTGATTTTTTTAATATTAAAAAAATGAATTTTATTAAAAAAAAAGTAAAATTTACTTTTATAAATTTGATAAACTATCAAACAAAAAAAAGTTAATAAAAAGAAAAAACATTTATTTTTATTAAATTTATTTTTATTAAATTTATTTTATAAATTTTAATCATGGAAGAAGGAAATAATGCAGCTGAAAAAAATAAATTAAAACAAACTATTTCAGTTGATCAAGTCGAAGAAATAGATGAAAGTGAAAATGATAGAGCTATTGTTGAAGATAATAATCAGCAAAAAAATCAAGTTATCGAAATAAATAAAGATACTAATCCATCAAATAATGAACCTGGTGATGATTTTCAATGGAAAATTGAACAAGATGCTACTGTTGAACCATCAAAGATTGTTCAAGAAAAAATTGATTTTAATACATTAAAATCGAATCCAAAAGAATTTATGATTACTTTACAAGGATTGTTACCATTAGAACTTCAAATAGAACTTAATTATAATAGTAATAATGAAAGTTTGGAAGATGAAGATTCTCCTGAATATGCAGAATATTGTATTAAAAGAGAATTGAAAGATTTTTTAAAAGGAAAGATTTATACACATATTGCATCACCAACTTTTAGAGCTTTATGGTTTTATGTAAAACCAGGTGTATCAAAAGTTAGTTCAACAAAATATAATGGATTATGCACAAAAGATGATAAAGAACTATATAAATATTTATGTGAAACTGTTTTAGAATGGGATAATTATCCAAAACCAAAAGATCCAAAAGAATATAAAAGTATTATTCGATTATGCTTACATCAATCATCTAAATCACTTGTTATTCCTTGGAAAACATTTCATGATGGAAATTTTGCAAATCAAATAAGAGAGTCTTTACCAAAAGATTTACCTGAACAAGCTGTAAAGAAAAAACATGAATTATTTCCACAAATATTTGATGAAAATGGATTTATGCTTGCTTCTTATGAAGCAAAATTTCGATCAAATTTACATAGAGAAATATTAAAAGAGATTTCTGGTGATAATGATAATAAAAAAGATATAAATCAACAAACATCAGAAGAAAATCAAAAAAAACCAAAGAAATCCAAAAAAACAAGTGTTGAAGGAAAACCACAAAAAAGAAAAGTATCAGATGAACCAAAACAACAAAAAGCTAGCGTTGATGAAAATGGGGATCTTATTCCTGAGAAAAAAGCAAAAAAAGGAAGACCAAAATTAAATAAAAATGACAAGAATGAAAAGATGGAAACAGATGAATCAAAAAATTCATCAACACCAAACAAACAAAAGAAATTATCAAAGAAAGCTTCATTAAGTTTTACAACAAGTTCATCAAATAATACAAATAATACAAATAATACAAATAATAATAATTTAAATATATCAACAAATTCAAATAGTTCAATGTTTACAACTACAGTAAATTCAAGAGGTGAAAAACAAATTATATTTACTATACCAAATAATGAAAATGCAATAACAAAAGAAACAACTTTATCTGCAATAGAATGTGCAGCAACTTTTATGGGAACAAGTCCAGGAAAAGCAGCTATTTTAATGAGCATGATGAATACAGCATATAAAATATTGAATCCATCTGATTAGAAACAATTTTTTTCATTTAAATAAAAATTATTATTTATAGTTTTATTAAATATTATTTTTCATTTAATTTTATTATAAATCATTTAGTAAATTTTAAGAAATTTTAGTAAATTATTTGATTTTTTATCAGCAAAATATCCGGGAGCAATATATTAACAGATTTCAAAAATGGATAGATTATATAAGATTAATAAAAACTTGAAGGAATTACAGTTTGATGCCACTGATAAAATTAAAACATTTATTTTTGATAATTATGAAATAATTCGATATAGTAAAGATTGATGTAAATTTGATAAAGATATGCATCCTGTATTTATTCAAAATGCTATAAATGAAATTAACTATGATATTGATCATAATGGAATAATTAAATTTTATAGTTTTAAAGATGGAAAAATATATTTTGGATCTTATTAAAAACTTTTATTGATACAAATTAAAATATAATTACAAATTATTATAAATTGTTTTTAAAATTTACAAATAAATATTATCTGAACCACCATGACTTGTTAATGGTGAAAATGGTACTGGTTTATGTTGTCTTATTGCTGCATTTAAATTTCTTATTGTTTCTATTGTATTAAATTTATTTTTATGTATTTCTTCTTTAAATATATGTGATTCAGATTCTTTCTTTAAATCTTTTAAAATTTGATTTTCTTTCTCTAAATCGATTATTTTTGATCTTAAATTTTCAATTTCATTTGAATAAGTTTTATTTAATAAATTTTCATTATCAAGTTTATCTTTATTTTCTTGATAAATTTCTGATAATAAACCATATGATTTTTGTAATCCATTTATTTTTATTTCAAATTGATCTAATTTTAATTTCAAACTTTCGACTTCATCTATTTTTGATAATAATTGATTTGATAAAGTAATATAATTTCTATCTTTCTCCATTGTATTATTTATTTTATCTAATTTTATTGATACATCATCTTGATGTTGCTTTATTACAGAAGATATTTTATCAAACCAAACTTGTTCTCTTAGTGTAATAGAATTAGATAATAAATCAGATATGGATGGTCCAGAATTTACATCAAAAGAATCATTTTGTAATTTATTTTGACTTGAATTAATTCCATGAGAATAAGTTATATGAGAACTAATTGGTGCACTTTTACTATATAATTTTTCTTTGGGAGAATAATCATCTATTTCAATTATATTTAATGCAACATTATTTATTTTTTTAAGATTTTTTGTTTCGTATTTTCCATCCATTAAAAATTGAAAAAAATAATTTATGTAGGTACTATTCTTTTCCCAAAAAAATAATGAAAACTCAAGTTAATATGTTAGTTTTTATTTAGAAAAAATATATTATATTTCCAAAATTGATATAAAATAATTTTCATAAAATATAAATTAATTATTATAAATCATTTATTATTTTAAATCATTTATAATTTTAAATAAATTTTTCAATTTTTTAATGCAAATAATTCAAATAAATCCAGATAATATTAAGTACAAATAAATCATTTATTATTTTAAATAATTTAAAAATAAATTATTTAATATTCAAAAATAATTGTAAAAAAGTTATTTCAAAAATAATCAATAAAAACAATAAATATTATTTAATAATAATAATAATAAATCATTTAATATTTTATAAATGATTTAATCAAAATAAATGATAATTATTAATTATAAAAATTTACGCTTTATTTGTCTACACAATAATCAATAAACACAATAAATATTATTCAATATTTTAGAAATGATTTAATATTTTATAAATGATTTAATATTTTATAAATGATTTAATATTTTATAAATGATTT